CGTTACGCACTGAGTCCGCAAAGCGCGCCCTCGATGCCGTAACCCAAGCCGCAATGGAAGACGTGCTCAATACGCTCGCTCGCCACGCGGGTCTCGTCGCGAAGCTCATGGATTACGTTGAGGCGAAGATTGACAAGGGAATATCCGGCACGCTCGAGCTTGGCAAAGTGCAAGGCGAGGCTGGAGCACTGAGCGAGATCGTCGCGGCGGCGAAGCATGTTCAGGCAATGGACCGCGATCGTGCGGGAATCAAGCCGGGCACCCCAAGTGTCGGCAATAAAGACGACGACGGCGTTCGGATTTTCGAGTTCGTGCTGCCGGATGTCGAAGAGTCGGCTTGACCGAATGAATTGCGGTAGCGTCACGGGCTGGTGACTAGCCGCTAAAGAAAGCGCGCCTCATGTCAACGGTAACCCGTGTCCAGATGCTTCCGAAGCAACTGAAGCTCTTGGCAAACACGGACAAGTACGGTGCTGCGCGCGGTGGGATTGGGGCGGCGAAGACGTACAGTTTCGCCTTTTGGATGATGGGCCGCACGGATCAATACCCGCGAGCGAGCGCCTTTGTGATCGGTGCCGACTATGAGCAGTTACGGCGCGGGTTCTTTGACACGCTTATTGGCATCCTCGAAAAGCATGGGCTCGAAGAGGGTAAGGACTTCCGCTACCGCGAGTCGCCCTCGCCGATGGTGACGTTCGTGAAATCAGGCGCGCGGATTCGGTCGCTCTCAGCGGTTCTGGCCGAGCGTATTCGATCGGTTGAGTTCCAGACCGTTCTGCTCGAGGAGCCGCAAACGTGGGGCAACCGCGCAGAGAAGATTTACGAAGTGATCATCGGCCGGTTGCGGCATAGTCCACGGAGTGCCGATGCGTACGGCGAATCTCTACAGCCGCGCCTTCGGATGAGCTTCAACCCGCCCTCAACGGGGTCGTGGCTGTATAAGGTAATCGAAGAGCAGTGGCCGGCGATGGGCTACAAGTGCGAACAGCTATCGGTCCGCGACAACGTACTCTTGATCGGCCAAAACGAATACATCAAGGATCTCGAGAACAAGTACCACCCAAGTCGGTGGGCATCGGAGCTTGACGGGAATTGGTCCACGGTCTCGAGCGGCGTGTACCGCGGATTCGATCGCGCGATGCACTGCAAGATACCGACCGATGCGAATGGGAAGAGAGTCCTGCCGGACTTTGCCATTCAAATGTACCGCCCGCTTGTGTGGGCGCTCGATTTTAACGTTGGGTGGATGGCAAGCAATGTTGGGCAGATCCATACGCAGAATCTCGTCACGAAGGGTATCAGTCCTCAGTCCATGCAGTCGCGGGCACTTGAGCGGATTACCGGCCCGGAAGTCGATGGATGGCAGGAGCGCATTTTTTATTGGCTCGATGAAATCTTTATGCAGGACGCGGGTTCGCCAGACGTCCTTGCGGAGTTCTTGCGCCGATTCGGCGACGTTGCTCGGAAGACGGGTGTCGTGCTCTACGGCGATGCGACGGGCGGCGGGCGCGGTCAGCAGTTGAGTTCGAAGGCGGCCGCTCGATCAAATTGGGCGATCATCGTTCAGGGCTTGCGCGCTGCGGGAATCAAAGTCGCGATCCGCGTTCCGTTGAGCAACCCATCGGTGATCGATCGGCTCAACGCGGTATGGCTACAGTTCAAGCAGGGCGATCGGTACGGGATGCTCGTCGATCCCACGAAGTGCCCGGAACTGATAAACGATTTCGTCATGGTGCAATTCAAGACGGGCACGAATGACATTGACAAGTCGGACAAATCCGACGAGGGCTGCAAGCGGAGCCATCTCTCGGACGCTGTGGGCTACGCGATATGGCTCGAGCGGCAACTCGCTATCGGTCGGCGGCCTGAACTCCGCTCGGTCTTCAAGTGATGAAGGAACGAACATGAGCACATGGGACTTCGCCCAAAAGTACAACGTCGATACGCCGGGATTCACCCATCGCACCGATGTTCTCGGCGATACGCTGCGGCTTACAGCGAGCGATTCAAACGGCGGCGCGGTAACGTACTTCGAAGTACTCGCGGTGGACGCATCCGAATCCGCCGTACAAGCAGCGTCGAAAAGAATCGTGGAGAGCACGCGCGTCCACCGCGAGCACCTCGGTTCGTAATGGCTGCAAAGCAGCCGAGGAATACCCCAAAGCCGACCGGCGTGAAGAATCGCGCGGCGTACGGCGCAACGCTTTTGATCCCCGCAAAAGCGGGGGTCCTGATCAAGAAACCATATCGTGAACGAGTCGAAGGCGTCGAAGTCGCCATCCCCCCGATGAAGCAAAAGAGATAACGTAATGGCGCGTCTTGAGCAAAAGAACTCAAAGGTTCCGGCCGGTAAAGAGTCGGCGAAGTGCTCGCCCAGGCCATCCGTTGGCGCGGCTGCGATCGCGGAATCGTGGTCGGCGAATAATCACGATGCCGTGGTCGGATACCGAACGGACGACAAGCAGAAGTAGTCGTGAATACGTCGTGCGTCTCGCTTGCGATCGACCGCGGGGAGTTCACCCGCGAGGACCTCGCCGACTGTACGTGCGGTAAGCGCGCTATCTTTCGCATTGCGTCCCAAGAGCACCAGCAATCCGCCTTCCTTAATCGCCGACAGCCGCTTTCGCTTGATGCGAATGAGCGCGCGGAATACGTGTCCCTATCACCGTTTAAGTGCTGGGCGTGCGCGGAGCGATATTTAGCAATGGAGTGACACCGTGGCGTATCGCGAAATTGTCGAGTCCCTGAAGGGCACGTATCCCGAGGGGACCTCCGACAGGTTTCGCAAGCTCGATGCGTTCGAAAAGCTCCTGACCAATAAACTCTACGACCATCTCCCGCACGCATTCCATGAAGAGCGCGCCGGCGGAAGCCATATCGCTTTTTCTCAGCGTCGTCCGTCCGAAACGTACAATCTCGCCGAGATCATCGTCGCGCAGTGCGCGGGATTACTCTTCGGGGATGAGGCCGCGCCGACCGTGCGTTGTCACGATGACGATTCGACCGGGGATAACCCCGACGAAGCGACCGAAAACGCGATCGAAGTGCTCATCGATCGGCTCGAACTTGATGCGTACATGCACGAGAGTGTGATCGAGGGCAGCGTCGGTTCCGTCGCCCTGATCTTGCGTTCGCTCGGCACAGACAAGCGTCCGTACATCGAGATCGTCAAAGGCAAGTATGGGATGCCGGTCTACTCGCTCGAATCCCCCGATGTGATGTCGGCGTTCCGTCAAATCTATCCGTGCAACGGCGAAGACCTCATTCCGCACGGCTACGATGTTGTGTCGGATGAGACATATTGGATGCGGATCGATCTGACGGTCGCGCAAGAGGTCCGCTTCTTGCCGCTCACAGATTCCGAATACCAACGGATCGGACAAGTAGATCCCATTACGCACGCCGTCATCGAATGGGTCACCGACGTCACCCGAACGACGGCGCATAGCATTGGCTGCGTGCCGGTCGTGTGGATACGAAACCTCGGGCGCACGACCACGGGCATAGACGGCCCATGTACGTTTGGATCGATCGTTAATCTGATCGTATCAATCGATTACGGCCTCTCGCAGACAACGCGCGGATTCCGCTTTACGGCAGAACCCATGTTGGCAATCAGCCGCGGCGAGCTCGCCGAACAAAACATCGAAGGACCGCTCGGCGATGGAACGCTCAAAGACACTGGCGGTCGCCCCGTGCGTACCGGTGCGAACTTGCTCGACCTCGAGAATGGCGCATCGGCCGCGATGCTTGAGATCACCGGTAAGGGGCTTGCTGGTTACAAGGAATTCCTCGAGATGATGCGCGAGTGGGCGCTCGAAGTCGTCGGTGGCATGAAAGCCTCGGCCGAGCACACGAAGGGCGTTCCGTCCGGCCGTGCGCTCGAGATGCTTCACCAAGCCCTCATCCTGCTCGTTAAGCGCCAGCGGCTCGCCTACGGCAACCGCGGCCTCGTTCCGCTTCTTAAACTCTTACTGCGCGGGATTGCGAACGGTGCAATCGTTGTCGATGGCGTCGATCAATCGGTAAACGCGAATGTTCCACTTCGTCTGAAGTGGCCGTCGTGGATGTTGCCGACTGGCACAGACCTCCTGGCTCATGCTCAAGGCTTGCAACAGCTTGCCGGTGTTGGGCCTGACGGTCAAACGCGACCACTCTTGCCGGAGACGGCACTGATGCGGTCGGCGGCGGCGGCGATCGGATTGAAAGATTCGCAGCAAGCCATCTCAGAGCTTGATAAGCAGAAATCGGCAGAGGTAAAGCTATCTGCCGAACTCGCCGCTGAACGTAGCGTGAACGCCGCAGATAAAGCGGCCGATCCCGCGCCGCAGTAGCGCATGCCCCAAGTTCAACTCGTTCCGATTCCGGACGATCCACTAGAATTCCAGGAGTATCAACAAAGCCAAATGCCAACTGCTGAAGAACTCGCAACCGCGGCTGCCGCCCTCGTTGCCGATAAAGCCGCCGCCGATAAGGCAGTAGCCGATAAGGGCACACTCGACGGCGCCGCAATCGATACCGTGTCTAAAGAGTACGCCGCGCGCCTGCGAAATGAAGCGGAGACCTCGCGTCTGCGTGTCAAGGAACTCGAGGCGCAGAACGCCGATCGCGAACGGGCGCAACTCGAAAAAGACAAAGAATTCGAGAAGATCGCCGCGCACGAAAAGGCCCTCCGCGTTAAGGCCGAGGCTGATAGTGCCGAGATCGTCCAGCGAATGACGCAAACGCAACGCCGTGACCGGCTCGAAGCGTTAGCCGCAAGGCATGGTCTGCTTGATGCCGACGACGTGGACAAACTTGATCAGTCGAAGATCGATTGGCAAGACGGGAAACCGGTCGGCGCGGAGGCTGCGTTTGATGACCTCAAATCGCGCAAGCCGCATTACTTCAAAGTCGAAGGCGAGTTGCCGGCCCCCAGGCCGGGGACGCCCGCACCGAGGCCGTCGAACGATCCGGCACCCAGTAAAGACATTTACGCGCTTACCGATGCCGAGTTCGACGCGCAGTACAAGCAGCTCGGCCGAACGGCGCGCGCATAATTAACCTGTAGCCTACCAGCACTTAAAACGTGCGGGGAGAGTAGACGTCTGGTCCGTGCGTCGGCTACTAACGGACCGTCTTTCCCCGCGCGCCGAAATGCGCGCAACTCGAGAGAACGCCGCCGTGTGTCACGGTAACCGGAAGCCACGCGTGTCAACGACGCGTGAGATAGCCAAGACCGGGTGGCGATCTCTCCCTTCCTTTTCGTGCAGTGCGCGATCATCCAAGCGAACGTATAACTAGGGCGAAGACGCTTCTTCGCATACTTGCGTGACACTCGGCAGAGGCCGTGAGCGTAAGGGTCCGAGACTCGACAGAGGTCGTGAGGACAAACCCAGGCTGCGATTTATACGCGGCTTTTTTGTTTTCACTCAACGTCTAAGGAGTCTCCAACATGGCGCTACAAAACGTCCCGGCCGGCCTCGCCGCCGTCATTCAGGGTAACTGGCTCAATCGCCGGTTCGAACAACAGCTTCGCAATAAAGCCGCATTCCGACTTGCCGCATACCGTACGCCGGTTCCGGTGCGTTCGGGCGAAACGACGATCTACTCCCGTGCCGGTCGTCTTATCCCGGTCGTGCAGGATCTCAATCCCGCAACGAACCTCGGACTCGACAACAACTACGCGACTCCGGTCGGCGGCGTCGGCACCACGAACTCGTTCTCGTACGAGCAGTACCAGGTCTTTATCGCGAAGATCGGCTTCCCGCTTGACATCAACGCGATCCAACAGCAAGAACTCATCGCGGATGTCTTCAAACAAAACTGGGACAATCTCGCGGAGCAATGCGCGCTCTCGCTCGACCTGAAGGCCGCGCAGACCACGTTCCTCGCATACGAGTCCGGCCGCACTCACGCTCGCGTCGGCGCTTCCGGTTCGACCACGCAGCAGGTCGATAATATCATGGGCCTGTCAACGGCATTCGCCACGACGGTGATCCAAGGCAATAATATCCCGATCGGCTCACCGCTCGCCGTTTCGGTGGGAAATCCGCTCTCCGCAACCGTCTACCCGCTCTCCGGCGCGGCGTCGTACGTCGTTACGATCACCGGCGCAACTGCCGATGGCACGAATCTGTCCGTCATGCAGCAGGGCGCAGGCCCGAACGGCATGATCAACGGAGTTTCGGGCGTCCTGACATTCTCCGCAGCGCAGACCTTCGTGATCGGCGATGCGATCATCGCTGCGGATGCGCCAGCGTATATTCGCCCGTCGAATCGTCGTTCGCGTTACGCGATGACGACCTCGGACACCCTCGGCATTCAGATGATTATGAACGCCAAGGCAATCCTGAAAGCGAACAACATCCCGCCGATGGCCGATGGCACGTACGCCGTGTTCATGGACCCGATCTTGATGGCACAGTTCTTCGCTGATCAACAGTTCCAGATCATGGCGCAGGGTGCCGAGGCTTCCGCGCTCTTCAAGGATGGCGTACTCATTCGGCACTTCGGTGTTACGTTCGTTGAGACCACGAACGCCCCGGTCTATGGTCCGTTCGTCAACGCATCAGCGCAGTCGATTTACACCCGACGCTTGATCGTGTGTGGCGACCGATACCTGAACGAATGCCCGTTCGAAGGGCTCGAAGCCGGTTACCGGAGCCTCGCCGATATGTCCATCTCCGACGTGCGCGTTATGAACGACGTTGCCGTTGTGACCCGGCCGCCGCTCGATCGCGATGCGACGTTGCTTGGTCAGGCATGGAATTGGATTGGCGGATTCGTTTGCGGCACGGATGCAACGATCACGCCCGCGGTTATCCCAACGGCAACCCCCGCTCGACTCAAACGCGCCGTGGTCCTTGAGGCCGCAAGCGCGTTCTAGGCCGCAGGGTTCAAGGTGGCGCGCGATCTTCGGTTCACGCGCCACCTTGTCTCTTTTCTCACATCCTTTTCCCTGTTTCCGAATCGAAGGTTTGCTATGCCGCAAGGTCCATTCCCCGGAGGCGTTACGCCTGGATTCCCGGCCCTCTCGCCGCCGCAAGCGACCATCGTGGCTCCGTTCAGCGGCGGCGCAATCGACACAGCATCGTCTATCGCGTTGGGATTCGCTTCGTCTACGGTGACGATCGGTGGCACAATTGCTGCCGCGAACACGGCGACGGCAACCATCAACGGCTCTGCCTCGGTGGCGACGGCAGCGGGCGGCGATACGGCGATTGTCCTTGCGGGCAAGCTCGTCACGGCGATCAACGCAAACGCGCAAATCAACGCACTCGTCTCGGCGGCGAATGGCGGAACCGCATCCGTCACAGTAACCTCACTGACGCTCGGTATCCCCGGCATGTATTCACTGAGTTCAGCCGGGAGCGCGGCGGTCACGGCCGTGTCGTCATACTCGTTGCTCGACTTCGCCGGAATCATTATTCCGCTATCGACATTCTCGTACGCGGGGGCAAATAACGCGATGGCCGGAGACTTTGGCGACCAAGTGTTCTACTACAACACGCCGTACGGTGTGGACGCACCAACGAAAGCCGACCTTCGGCAGCAATTGCTCGTGCTGTAAATGGCGCTTACCG